AGCTTTTTCAGCAGATCCAGTCATGACCTCAAATGAGGTCTGATATTGCTCGATACTAGCGTTAAAACTGATACCTGCAGAGGCGAAATCTTTTGCAAGTTTTCCAAGCCCAAGCGCTGCAATAGTTCGCTTTATGCTTGAACCAAAGGATTGCGTTTTATGCTCGATTGCATTTAATCTCTTCTCAAAATCATCCTGTTGGAGTTGCAATTCAATGATGATCTCTCCATCATTTGTAGCCATGCTTATCACCCGCCTCTTTCTCTATACGTGCAAGTAATTCAGCCTCAATTTCTTGTGGGGTCCTATCATTCTCTTGACACATAAAATCATTCGGAATCTTCCAAAACTCTTTCAAGCGTAACGCTTCTTTCCGTTGCTCTTTTGGCATTTTATCAATTTCTGTTGTTCGATAACCGATAACCTTTATTAACTGTGTGTTTTCAGTTAATCCGTCAAATAAGCTTTTGAATTCATACCAATGTAAATTCACGGTCAGCAAATCAATATGGTATTGTTGCATAAATGCTGCATAAATAAGATCCATGTCAAAGTCGAAGCGATACGGAATATCTTTACATGGTTTCCCCTTTTTAGAAGGTTTCCCCATCCGATAAAAAGAAAAAAGGGCACGTAGTATGTCCTCCTGATTTTCACGCTGTATGGCCGGGTCTATTTCTAAAGCATTTATCCAAATAGAAGTTTTATAGTATGGGTCGATGGAATCATCCAATAGAATCAATTCAAAACGTATCCAACTACGAAAATCTGTATCTATTCTATAACATCTATCTTCTATTCTTATGGTATCCGGAAGATCTTCTCTTGTTAACCACATTTCTTATACCGTATTTATCCTGGGCTTTTTGGAGTTCATTCGTAAACTTACTAAAATTATTTAAGATATCTTCTACCTGTTCCCTCTCTTCTCTAGCAAGCTGAAGTTGTTTTTCTCTTTGCTCCTTCATGAATTCATCTTGATAGATTTCCATTAACTTCAGAACTAGATAATATGGTCGCAAAGACCTTTCGCTCTTAAATATCTTCTTGTAAGCGCCATTACCTAAAACCGTATCAATCGCATGTTCACACTCTTTCAATAGCCCATCTTTAAATTTGATGCCTTCCATCTGGAGCTGCCTAAAATCTTCCAGCACCGCATTTGAATCTAAATCTAGGACATCACAGTTAAATATCTTTCCATCGACATTTAGTTTTCTAAGTCCATTTGATTCGACTGTAATTATTTTTTCTTCCATGTAATCACTCCTTACTCTCCATCAGCTGTGAATGTTTTCGTTGAAATATCAAACTTACCAATCGTAACACTTCCCTTTTGCGCAAATGTTCCTTCTAATGCTAGCTTTCCGCCGCCTTCTCCTGATCCCGGATTATCAGGCTGTACTTCATAAATACGCTGATATGCTTTGAACTCTCCGGATTTTTCCATCTCATTCCAAGTTTCAACTTCTACTTCAGTGAATTTTTCGCCGACTTTTTCTTCTTTTCCTACAGAATATAACCATGCAGCGAATTTGTCTGATGGATATGCAGTTCCGCCATACGAAACATTTGGCGCATACCCCATCAGATTGCTTTCTGCATTCTTTTCTCCGATATACTGCACCCCATCATCAACATTCGGATTCATGGCTTGTGTCCAATCTGTAAGACCCTTATTGGCCAAAATAAAGGATTCTTCAGAACCGAATTTAACATAGTGAAGATTATCCTCCGTTCTAAGCTCTCTAGATGGTATCGCTTTTGTCATATTATTCAAACCTTCCTTTCTTCTCATAAGTTAGTTTAAAGCCGGCCATGAAAGTGGAAAGTTTGACGCCCTCTCCTTCATAGTCAGCTGGCAAATCTGTCATCTCTAACCCGATTGGGCTTGCTCCTTCTAATTTCAAGGATGGAAAGCCTTGTTTTTCTTCTTCTTCGAAGACGCTAGCCAAGGCATATAGTACTCTAGATAAGTCAAGCATTGCTTTTGTATCTCGCTTTGATGATTGCAATAGAACACTAAAGTTAAACTCAGCTTTATATGCACCCGATATGTATTTTTCTTTTATCACCGGGTCTGCATTTCTTTTGAAACACAGAGATGTATTTTTAGAATCATTGAAATACTCGAGACACCAAGGTATACTATCGACATTGATATTTTTCACATACTCGTACAATCTATCCTCTACTTGTACAATATCCTTTGAATTCATTTAAAACTCCTTTCTGAAAACACGTTTCGCAAACCGTATCCATGAACTATTCTTGACTTTCTTCGTCACTTCGAACCAATCCGATCTACCTGTACCATAAGATAGATTCCTTGATGTATATATCTTCGTTTCTCCACGTTTCGCCCACGGACTACCGGATTTTTTCCCGACCATGACCTTTCCTTTCCATTGGAAATGGGCATACAAGACTGCAAAACCTCCCCATTTTAAGAAATTGTCTTTCTTGGATGTGCTGCGAAATACAGAATTTCTCAAAAAGCTGTCTCTTTTAGGAACGTTTGCGTTCGTATCCTTTGCAATCTGTGATTTCAATGCTAGTATCGTTTTCCATTTTGCTTTATCAACTCGTTTCATCACTTTGTCATGGTCTATTTTTACTCTTACTGACATATGATCTCGATGAATTCTGGCTTATCACGTAGAGGATTTATATTAGACACAGAAGTGATCAGATATTCCTTGTCGTTATATACGATGGTATCATCCACATGAATGGAAAATTCTGTTTCAGCATTAGAGACTTTTTCGACAAGTTTCTTATCAGCGATAAAATCATTACAATCTATCGTGATCAAAGCTTTATCGTCTGATGTTATTCCTCTTTTCGATAACTTGATTCCGTATGTTTCATCCACTTTAACATATTTGATAATCGCAGACGCTTCTTTCAATTTCCCACTATCGTCCTCACCAAGCCTATATCTAATAGCAATCTGATGGGGTCTTAAGAATCTAGGTGACATCATAGACAAGCCACCGTTAAGCCGGCATTTAGTAATTCGTAATCGAGAAATTGCTTTGCGATCGTAGAGAACGGAACACCTTGCACAAACTGAATATTTGCATCATCAATTTCAAAATTAAACCCACTTGTACTGGCTGATTTAAAATGAAAATCCGATTTTCCGTTGAATGCAAGAAGCCCTCCATTCTTAGAAATGAAGTCAATCTCTAATGTTATTATTTCAGTGAAATCTATACCATATTCTTCTATCGGTCTCACTCTCCAGTAAGGTACTTTTGATTTGATGTAAGAATCAATCAGCCGGCATACATTTGGTTCCAGCTGATTGAATTCTATTTCATCAAGAGTACCACCGCAGTTTTTATATTGCTGGTGGTCAATCATCATAGCACCTAGTCTAGCTGCTTAACGAGATATGTTTTCCCGTTAGTGAGGCCCGTGATTTCAGTTCCTGGATTTAAAGCGGCTTTCTTGTTTTCATCTACAAGTGTGCCGTTGGCAGACGAATATTTTACTATTTTTCCAGTCTGCACACTATATGTTTTCTGCGTAGTCAGGCCTGTAATCTTAGCATTTCCAGCAGTTCCAAGGCTTCCTTTCGCTAGTTTTACTATATCAGCAGGAGCGCTGATTTTCACTTTGCGGAATACGCCGGCTTTCTTACTGTTCTTCAGCACGATACCTGCCAGCATTTCGATTTCGCCTGTTTTTACTGCACCTGGCGCTTTCATATCTGGCAGATATGTTTTGATGAGCTTGTCTCCCTTAGGACTAATTCCGTGGCAAGCATCAAGTCCAATCTTGACAGCATAGATAGAGGTTTCTCCGGATGTGTTTGTAGCAACGCAAGGAACAGTGGTTAAACCGTCATAATACTCCCCCATATCTACCATAGGGATTCCGTCATAGTTGTCCACCTTACGGCCGAAAGCATCCTCTGTCTGCGTGAAATATTTCAGTTCACGAGCGACTGCGCTCATAATCGTTTTCATACGACGGTTCATGAGTAGCATGTCCGGGCGTCCATCCAATGTCCCCAGCCACTGGTCCAGTTCAAATACGAATTTCTTGCTGTTTGCCGCAATTTTCGATTCATCAGACAAATCAATAGCAGCAGAAGGGATATATTCTGTATCAGTGCCCTTTACCAATTTTTCTAATCCATCAAAATCAGTGCTGTTAGTTCCAGAATCTGCATTGATGAAATCGTAATGAAATTTGTTGGAAGCTGCTTTCGTCTTCTGCTGCAGCTGAAATGTGATTTCAGATTTTGCGGCCGTATCTTCAAGTACACGGTCTACCTGGAAACTACCACCAAAGATCTTGATATCGGCAGTCTTCTTAGTTTTCAATGCTTCTCCCGGTTTGTACTCTTCATTCAATTTACGTCCTTCGGCGGTGGATGGAGTAAGCAGCTGTGTATAGCCATACGTCATCGTACTACCACCGGTACCAGGTGATACTGCGTTATCAAATATCAATTTGTCTAAAAGAAAAGAGTCCCGACGGAACTCATCTACGACCATCTGATCTACTTTGTCGGCCATGCCGACCTTTGCTTGTGCTAATGTTAATGGCATCTATTCATCACTCCTATTCTTTGCCATAGTGTTCTTCAAGGGCAGATTCCCAAGTCAATTCTTTTGTTTCTGGCTTATTGTTATGGTTTCCTCCGAGGTTCACGTTCTGTGGATCATCATCTTCAAAGAGAAAACCGTTGTCTTTTTTGACTGCTTCTAAGGCTGTGATGATATCTGCCTGACGATTCTTGCTTTTCTTAAGATTAGCTACATCCAGCAAAGCAATAACAGCCTTGTCATTGCGGGCACCTGCTCCTTTAACAGCATCTTTCAACAGACCGGAAAATTCCAATTCATCAAGTTTTCCCTGCCATTCTGTATCCTTATTCGCAAGTTGAGTGTTCAGCGTGGATATCTTTGTCTGCAGTTCATTGACATCAACACCTTCAAAACCTTTCAAAGCAGTTTGTGCAGTTTCATACTGGTTTTTGAAATTATCACGTTCTGTTGTCAGTTTCGTTACATCTTTTCCATGCTCGTCCATGATCTTATCGATCGTTTCTTTTTCGAGCTTGAGATCTTCTAAAAACTTTCTTTTCATTTTTTTACCTTTCCGTCTACGCTTTATTCACATGGGTTGCATCCACTTGACTGCACGCCTTTTTACGCCTTGCGCCGTGGCTATTGAAATGTGGTCCGAAATAGGGCAACTTTCGTTTCGGTGGATCATTCATATAGCTGAGACGTTCTTCTGTCTTGCGTCCACAAAAAATGCAGGTATCATATTCCCGTATGACCCTGCATCCTTTATCATAATAGATTCGACGCTTTGTGATATACGCATGTTTACACATATCTACACCTTCTTTCGAACGACTCGTTTTTCAATCATCTCTCTTGAATAATTTCTCTTCACATCCGGATGAGCTTTCAAGAAGTCTGCCTGACGCTGTTGCCACTCTCTGACCTTGCGACATTCTAACGTTGTATCTACACCGCCAGCCTTATTCACAGCCTGCCTACGCTTCCATTCACGAATCTTCCTCTCGTTATAACGCTGTTCCTGTTCCAGCTGATAAACCTCTTCATTTTCCTTTTTACGATAATGCTGATAGGTTCTCTCACTCAATCCGGGGAAATAAGGATAAAACGAATGCCGACAATTCCAGCCTCCAAGACCTGCTCCCGTTCCATATCCAGTAGCCTCTTTAAAGTTTTTATAATTTCCATATGGTTTCAATCGCCAGAAGATTCTTCCCTGCCATTCAGCATGTGATGGTCTTGCCCCTAAATGAGAAGAGGTTTCTACAAGATTTACATCCATTTCATCCATCACATCTTCCTGGCACTTTAGTGCACTCTGATTAACAGCAGTTCTCACAGCGGTTCTTGCTACTGTGTCGATTCGTCTTCTTGTGCCTGTTGGATATTCTATCATTCCTAGCCCGTTGGCAGCCAAATCATTGATCACATTACTTATAGCCATATCATAGGAAAAAGCGCCGCTAGAAGCTTGTAAATATGCTTTATCAAGCAATTCTATGAACTTGTTCGTTCCTAGCTGTGCAGTAGTTTTGCATAAGTTTTTGATTTCACCCTTTGCAACATTGGTGCCTTTAAGAATTTGCTCTTTATACGATATGCCGGATACATCCAAGCCTGCAGCCTCATATATATGCATGTCGCTCCTAATTGCTTTATAAATGCTTTCCTGCATGATTACCTCAATTTTCTCATTTGAAGTATTTAATGCTTCTGCAAGGATATCATTTATTGTTTTTGTTGCTAAACCAAGTTCTTTCAATTTCTGAACCTGATATTCGGCAGTGGCTGTCATTTTGAAATCATTTTCCCTGATACGTCGTGCTATATCAATCAGTATATCTGTTTCTGCATCATAAAATAGATTTTCGATATCAACTCCAACAGATTGCAAATACTCAGGAGTAAGCATTATTCTGTACCTTCAACCTTTTTCTTGATTTTATCATCTTCATAAGAAATGGATGCAGTATTACTTTCCGCAAATGATTCCCCTGTTTTCTGACGTGCATCTCCCTCTGTCTCTCCTAGCCATTTTACACGCCATTCCCATTTCATCATGATACTGGAACTTACTAATTGCATGTCCATGAGTTTTTCTGCCTCTTCATCATTGAACATCGTATTGTCGAATTTTATAGTAATTTTAGCATCTGGATTTACAGGCTTACCACATAGCTCCCTTCCAATAGTGAGAATCGAACGTGTCATTTCGGTCAAGACATCCTGTATCACTACACGCTGCTTCCATACACTTTCTGTCAGATCCTTGCTGCTTGCTTTGACCTCAGTAGCCGTTGCCATCGTTTGTATACTGAATTGATACTTGTTCTGACCAAACCCTACCTTTGAGGAGAGCAAGTTCAGTGCAAACTGGATACCGTTCTTATTCTCTTCCACACGCAGGGATGGATTGTATTCCTGGAAGAATCTATCTGTTGTCGGCATCTGCTGTCCGACATTGACAAACATACTCTGTTCGATTGCTTCCCCAGCCATTGGCTTCTTGATGATAACAGGTTTTCCATTGCTATCAAGCTTCGGTTTACCGTCGCTTCCCATCACAGAAACATCCTCTGTACTGATGACATCCTGACTCATGAACACTTTCTTGCGGCCTAGAATGAAATCTGTATACATATTGTCATAGGCGATGTCACATGCCTGAAGCTGGTCTATCGCATTCGCAAATACAGATATCCCCATCGGAGTCGTTTCTAGGATATTGTTTTCGATGTTAGGTGTCAATATGAAGAAGGGCTTCGCAGGAAGGATGTACCATAGTGCTTCTCCTTTTGGATTGATGCTGACCGGCCCATATGAATCGCCGCTTTTCAAATAGTAATGATTTTCCACCCTGTAGCGGCCATCTTCCAGCTGCAGCATGACCTGCAGGTACATATAAGACTTTCCTGATATCTGTTTGCTGCTGGCGAATGCGCATTCCGTAATATCATCACCATCCCATGATAATGGTATGATACAGCAGGCTTCCTTGATGCAGTTGATTTTTACACTCTCTGCTGTCAGCTTCCCTTTCAACACTTTTGCTTTGTGTGGTACAAGGATGAATGCAGCTGTTCCAAGAGCGTACTCTTTTTCTACGGTCTTGTTGCCATTCTTCCAGAACTTAGACAATCCAAAAACGCCTCCAGCCTGTTCATTTTCATCACCGGTGACGAATTTCTGAGATTCGTTTATTTTATTATCTTTGCTATCATCTTTTCCATCAGTGCCCACATCCACCGTCTCATCGATGATCACCGTGGTCTTATCATTCAAAAGTAGGTTTGCCCAGTCCTCACATACCTTTTTCGCCATTTTCAAGGATCTACGTTTCATTGTCATCAATTCTTTTTCAATATTGGTCACCTTGTATTGATGGAATTTCGGCACATATCCCTGCCACCATTGTTTCCAGTATTCGATGTTTCCGTAATACTGTTGTAATTCTTCCGGAATCTCATGCCCCAAATCCTTTAGAACCTCATAAACGTTCTTCATAGCATCCCTCCTATCTGAATGCGGTAATGTAATCCATGAAAAAGCTCCAACTGTAGAAATGTGCATCGAAGCTATCGACATCCGTAGTAAAATCATCCAGGATAGCATCCTCATCCTTTTTCTCGTCGTAAAGGACCGTAGCCAGCGCCTCTGATACGGTCGGTACATTTCGGAATAGCATACGTTTCTGACCGAGCAGCAGGTTATAGACAAGTATCCTATCTTTTCCTTCTACCTTTTTGCAATCCCACACGACCGTCGTATACCCGGCTCGCTGCACATATCCTCTGATACTGTTCAGGATGACCTGTTCCGCATTATCAACGAAGATATAGGCAGGATAATATCCCTCCAGGATGCAGAGCTGTATCATTTCCACACATGCTCGGCAGATACTTACCGTATCGATCGTACCTTTCGCATGAGTGATCTTCTTTTCCAAGAAAGTGCAGATAGAGCTGTAAGCCGGTGCTATCCCTGTAGCTGCGAGCGTGGAATGTGATTTCGTACCTCCGATATCCAGCCCGATGTTGACCATCTGAAAAAAAGGAAGTATATCTACTTCCCAGAGTTTTGGATTATCCGCATATGGTTTGAATATCAGTCCTTCAGCATTGCACCACTCTCCAAGGATATATCGGTTATACTCTACGGTGCCGAAATACTCCTTTTTCAGTTCTTCTCTCACTTCATCAGGTAGGAATGGATTATCATCCAGCTTATACTGCTGACAGTACACATCAGCATCACTGTCAATGAATAGTTTCAGCCAGTGCTTTGGGTGCTGTGGGTTTCCGGTGCCATCAAACAGGCTATATCCAGTCCTCAATCGTGATTTCAGCAGCTGAAAGACCTCTTTGTTCCAGTCTACTGTTTCATCACCGTAGCAATATTTCAATGTGGATCCACGCAGCCTTGCAACAGAGCTTATCTTCTCAGCGCCCAATACGTAAGCATCCTCACCGAACAGATGGACCTTATTGGTTCCCTTCCGGATATCTCCTACTAAGTCAGGTCCCCAGTATTCACGCATCGGCTCCAGCACGTTACGTTCGACCGTTTGCTGTGTAACACCTATCAGAGCATTCAATCCTTCTTTTCCGTGGCGTTCTCGCAACCTTTGCGGTATCAGATAGGTAAAGTCCAGATATGTCTTACCAGTACCGGTGGCACCTATCTTGAAGTTCCAGCGATGATTCCCTTCACGAATGAATTCAGCCTGCTTTTCGCTCAGCATCTCGTTGCATCTCCTCCAGGATCTTATCTACTTTTGACAGCTGTTCATCATCGCCTTTTGCTATGGTAAGCTTATCCGTCTGCGCTCTTAACTGCTCAATCTGCGCTTTCTGTAAGTCCGTAGCTTCGCTATAATGCTTATCCAGCCATTTTAGCGCAAACTCTTTGCTGACAAGTTTTATAGAGCAGCCGTCCTTGCCTTGTTTTACCTCTTGGATAAGTGTGCCGTCTACTTCTGAGCTGTCAAGGAAATCAACATAGTTGTATTCTAACCCTGTTTCCTCGTTTATCCGTCTGCCAAAAGAAAGGAAGTCTGTTGCGTCCGAATAAGCTATATCCATCATCTTTTGGAACAAATCCTCAGCTGTGTACATGGCCTGCTTTATCTTAGCGTCCTTAATTGCTTGGATATGCTCTTTTATCTTAGGATTACTTAGCAGTTTGCAGCCATTTACCATTGCTGTACTATAGTCACATCTATAAGCCTTTTGATATGCCTTAGTCGCATTGAACCATCTTACATAATACAAACAAAAAAGGCGCTGTCTCTCGGTCAGCTCCTCATTGTTCAGTGTTTCTATTTCTTCCGGCAGCAACTTCGTTTCTGGCGGCCCTTTGTCTCTATTTGTAACTGCAACCTTAGTTGCAACTTTTTTTCTGTTTGGTTGCAACTTTTCTTTCTTCCATACTCTGGATGCTAATGACTTTATAGAGGATTCTTTTATACCGGTTATCTCAGATATTTCTCGGTATTTCTTGCCTTGCAGCCATAGCTCTTTTGCATTCTGCTTGGCTTCTTCATCAATAACCGCCATATAATCTCTCCTTTCATTTTGCTTTGTTATAATTCCAATGACTGCTCGCATTATATCCAGTTGTGTTTTCAGTCCGCCTGCGTGCGTTTTCCATGTCCAATGCCTTGCGTTCTGCCTTATACCACTCACAGTCTCCGTGGCATCCTGGATGGCGTTTAGGGCAGTCTTTACATACTGTGATCATCCTCTAGTACCTCTACTCTAAGATTTATGACACCTATTTCTTCCAGGGATTGATTTATCATATCACACAGTATCTTATTCAATTGGTTAATAGTAATCTCTTTTGTTTCTGCTCCGATATTTTCCGCAGTGTCACAGTCCATTATGATTCTATACGTCTTTTTACGTCTACCGAAAATCATGTATATCATTCCTTTCTGGGTAAAATAAAAGCACCCCGATGGATGCATATTTCTCATTTCTCGACCAATTCCCATTCTCTGATTCCTTTGGAAATATCTAACTTGTATTTCTTTGAGCAATCTTCACATTCTAAGGTCACATCGTTATGCTTGTGTCCCACAATGTTATCGTGTTCTTCAAATATTCTACCTTTGCCACAACAGCATTCAAAAACAATTTCCTCTGTTTCCCCATGAGTTGATCCAAATCCTACTCTTTTCATTTCACTGCTAATCTGTTTTGTTCTCATTTTATTTACCTCTTTTAAAATATCATACTACAAAGAAAGGTAAATTAAAAGCGCCCTTTTCAGACTCTTTACGCTGGTAAGTCCGCTTAGGATTCCTCACCACTTTTTCTTTTGGTTATTCCGCCACCAGGGCAACCAATATATCTAACAGGTTTTCTCATTAGTATGAGGTCCTTCCCTGTTTTGATATCGATTTTATTGTGACATACCGCCGTTAAACCAATCCTACCCACGCATATGTCACTGGCGATTGTTTGTACGAACAATCACCTTTAGGAAAGGATACTTAGCAATACACTGCGTACATTTGTATTGCAGGCCATTGTTTTGAACAAGAAGTATCTTCCTGTTCTTTCCATGCTATCATAATAACACGGAAAACGTGTTACTGAGTATCGACTTTTAAGTATTTCAAAATTTCCTTGTCCATATCCCGATACATCTTCGTCCTGCTTCGATTATGATTATGAGCTATAGCATCATGCTTTTTGTTTCTATCAATATAGCATTCATTTATCATATCAACTACTTCACCATCAGCAATATTATTCAATACCTTGTTCACGATCACTGTGTCGTACAGTAATGCAGCTCTCTCCAATAAAAGCTCATCCTTCTTTTCAACCAGATAGTGATCCCATACATGACTTGGGTCACCGGCATTCTCGATAATAACATCCTTCATCACGACTGAGCTTACTCCATACATGTCATTCATTATCTCATCATACTTTAACCGGTTTGCTTCTATCTTAGACAAGTTTCTGTGATAGTTCCGGCACTTGTTGTAGAAGTCTTTGCAAATTTCTTTATCTTTCCGCTTCTCTTTCTTCGATTTCATCAATACACCTCTTCCAGATACTGTTGCAGCTCTTTTATTGTCTCGAACAGCAGCATTAGATTCTCTTCATGGAGGATGTACACCGTACCTTTACTTGACATGTAGCCTGTTTCGATTTTAACGTTGTACGCTTTTTCTAAGGTCTTTTCTGCATTTCTCGTCCTCCTCACTGCCATCCGGATAAAGTACCACAACCGGCTGTTTGTATGTATACGGCCGTCTATGCTATTGTATTTTTTCATCCCCTGCCTCCTGTATCTACCGGACTTTGATTTTTATACTTTGTAAGGTACATAAACCATTCTCTCCAGCATTTGCTGTTTGACCCATTACAAAAATCATAATTACAGCATTGTGGTTTAAAATTGTATACAGTTCCTGGACACTCTGCATCTGCATCCGTCTTCAAGTCATTGATTGTTAATTCGATGTGTTCGCACGCCTTATCTAATGCTTTATCAAGCATATTTGCATACGCCATTACATTGTAATATGATTCGTCACTTACGCTCCAATTGTGGTAAACCATATGGATATAGCTTATAAGCTCATCCTTTTTAAGTGACTTTAGAGTGCTGTCACTATGCAATTTAAAGTGCTTAAATCCGTCAGTATTCATTTTGCACCTCCCTGCAATAGAAACGATTTTCTTCATATACATCCGTCATAAAGTTTTGACATTCTCTATCTGGCATTTCCCATTGAAATTCGATTTCTTTTTCTTTTGCACAATTTATTCTCTTTTCATAAATCAAATTATAGATTTTATTTTTATCATCCCAAACCCACATACCTTCATGCAAATCTTCAAATTTTAGAGGTGGGTTGTCAAAATGTTCTTCGATCAACTTCTGCAAATCAGAATACTGCTTTTCGTCACAATAATCTCCATCCATTTTCACACTTGCTAACGCATATAAATATTCATCTTTAGTCATTGCATATCCCTCCTAAAATGGTAAATCGTCACTGGCGATATCCAGTGAACTACTTGTAAAGTCGTTGGAGTAGGACTGAGAGCTGCTGTTGTCACTCTGGTAGCTCTGATTGCTTGCCTCTGGTACATAGGCGTTCGCATTGCTTGCAGCAGCACTCTTGCTTTCCAGAAACTGTACGCTGTCTGCGACAACCTCTGTTACATAAACGCGTTTACCGCTTTGATCATCATAGCTGCGTGTCTGGATTCTTCCTTCCACACCGACAAGTGAGCCTTTGTGTGTATACTGCTGTACGATGTCTGCTGTTTTGTTCCAAGCAACCGTGTTGATAAAATCAGCATCCGGCTGACCTTCCTGCTTGAAGCGGCGGGTACATGCTACAGTAAAGGAAACAACAGATGCACCATTTGCAGTCTTACGCAGTACTGGGTCTTTTACAAGCCTGCCAGCTAATACCACTCTGTTGATCATATTTCAGCCTCCAGTCCCTAACAGAAGTTGTTTGTTCTGGTACAGCTCATATGCTGTATCCCCGTTTTTATTTACAAAGTAAGGCAGCATGATTTGATCTATTGTAACCATTTCTGTTTCCAAAATTGCAAGTTGTGCGTCTAACCAATCTTTTATATTACGCCATGCCACATTTTCTGCTTTTTGATAATCGGCTTTGATTTTTTGTCGGCGAAGTACCTCCAGCATCTTATCTGTGTTTCCTGGTAACTTAACGCCCTGTATCCCCTGTGATGTTACAATCGTAAAACAGACACAGGAAATGTGACCATCATCCGAATAATCAAACATAATTTGCCTTGCTCCATGCTTTGCAAGAATAGCCTGTATATCTGCTACTGTTTGTGCAGCTGTTTTGGTCGTAGTGTAATTCTTGATTGTCATTCTTCTTCACTCTCCTCCAGCATATCGTCGATATTTGCCCTGATTTCTTCTAAAACTGAAACAGCGTATTCTCCACTGTTTTTCATGCTCCATTCACAACGTTTTATATTAAGAGCTTCTTCTCCAATGTCCACAACGATATGATATAAAACATCCTCTAAAACCTTTAAATTACTAAAACGTCTACCATCTGTATGGGTTTCTCCTACGGCCTCAATGCTTCCGATATATTCATTCATTACTTCGCGTATTACTTCGCTGCGATGCTCGATTAGCTGTTTTTCTTCTGACATTTATATTCACTCTCCTTCATTGCTTCCGATTTGCTGATGACATTAAATCTATATACGAATACGTATGGATTTGCGTGCCAACCATATTTATCAAGTTCAGATTTTTTGATTGTTGAATTCCACAGTTCACCAAATCCTTGAATAAATGTTTCTCCAACTCCCGAAATATTAGGTGTTGACATCTTCTCTATACCTTCTTACATCGCTTGTTCTTCTGTTATATCTTGCAATCTCTCAATCCGTACATCAGTAATTCGCAAAAATAACCGTGCTGCTTCTTTTGGCATATGAATAGATGGTTTCCATTTGAATGATATGCCTAAATTTTTAAGCTTCAACCATTCATTATCAGCTTTATAAAACACATCATTTCTATGTGTTACAAATGTTTCCCTCACATACAGAATATCTCCAATCAGATATGGCAGTTTAAAATATTTCCTGTTTCCATTTACATCAAAAGCTACCGTACCATATGACTTAGCATTGCCACTATCAGTTAACCATCCAATACACTTAACATCTTGTGGCAATCCTTTGATAATACGTCTTGTTACTGTCTTCCTGCCTTCTAAAATGGCCTGCACCATTTCTGTGTTAAATAATATCGGTTTCATTACCTGTCTCCTTCATGAATACAAACCAATAAGTCTTATTCCCTCTACCTCTATCTCCAAATATCGGTATAGTATCTAATGCATCAAATAATTCTTTTTGCTTTATATCCGTTTCATTCCATTTGAATATCAATGTTCCATATGGTTTAAGTACCCGCATACATTCATCAAATCCCTGTTTCAAGTATGGTTTCCATTCTTCTGGAAGCTTTCCATATTTTTTCGCCATCCAAGATTTCTCGCCGATTTTGACAAGGTGTGGTGGATCAAATACAACCATGTCATATGTGTTGTCCAGTACAGGAAGGTGTCTGAAATCCCACTGAGTATCTGGCTCTATTTTAAGCATTCTTCCATCACAAAGCGGTTCCTCTAACTTTCTAAGGTCATTGAAATGCACAAGAGGATTATTTTTATTAAAATAAAACATTTTACTTCCGCAGCAAACATCTAATATTCTTTTCATCCTATTACCTCCTTATGGTGTCCTCCATCCATGCGTCAAACTGCCCTCCCTTCCCGCATGTACCTGCGTGAGCATTTGCCTTTTTTTATCAACTTTCCATCCTGCATGAAATAGGGTCGTTGTCTTGCTCAACACATGGATGGAGGGCACCATTTTTGTTTAAAATAGACTTAATTGCTCGTGTAGTGTATGACGACCGTAAAATTTTACAAGCTCATCGTGCTTACTTGTCAAACACGATTCATACATTTCTTCATTTACTTTGTATGTCTCGTATTCATGCCCTGCCTCGATTTCGGTTTTATCAGATGGTATCAACATAAGCGTATATGTTCCTGCGTCAGCCATATAAGCAGCTTCCTTGTCTACCCACTTCACGTACTTGTCGGCTTGCACAACATCAATTACTCTGCCGTCCATGCAATATGCTCTCATTTTCGATATTCCTCCCAGGTACAACTTTTAAAGGCTGCTTTCATATTTACCCATCGACAAAAATCTTTGATTTCTTGCGTTTTTTTGTATGCTGGATTGTCAAAGTCAATATATCCCATAGCAAACGGATTGACCTTCAAGCCACGTAATGTATATACCCTCTCCAGGTCTTCCGGCACAATGTAAGGTTGTTTAAATCCCACCAGACAATAGCAAGTGATTTTGTATGGCTTTATGTATTTGAGCAGGATGTCTAATCCCTGTAGGACAATTTCTTTATCCTCGTAGTTGTCCCAAGCCACATACACCTGTTTGATTTTAACGGTTGATAATGCCTGCGCCATTTCATCGGTCATTATTCGCAAGTCAAGCCCTTGTGTAAATGAGACAGGCTGCTTATATGATTTTAAAATTTTGATATTTTCACGCCATTGTGAGCATGAAAAGAAATTGTTATCTAGCAGCATAACCCATTTGCCTTTAGGGTTTAGCTCTAATGGTTCGACTTGGTGTATCTTTCCTTCTTTGGTAGGAACCACGCAGAACGGACATTTACGAATGCATCCACGGCTCAGAAACTGTATGGAGAAATCACAATCTGGATACAGGCTGTAATCCGGTTTTGTAATTGATTCGATTTCTGGCGGTAACATACCTTTTACATCAACCCCTGTTCCACCCCGTATGATTTTCCCTGACACCGGGTAATCTAAGTATTCTGGGCTAAATGTAAATACCTTACTCTCGTACAGTATGTCTGTATCTTCTCGGTCAAATAATGGCTCATACCACGCTACATCATCACCTTGTGCTTTGTGATAGGCAGATATTTTCATGATTGCGAGATTTGGTATTTTTGAATCATTTGCCAATAGTCTTATTTTCGTATTCAACCCTCCTATATAAAATCGAACATATCCGTCTGAATGTCATTAAATTTTTCAGCCTTATCTGGACGATATTTTTTCATCATTTCATAACGCATTCTGTAATACACGTCATTCCATTTTTTAATTTTTTCTGCTTCGTACTCAGCATCGAACGGTAAACTCACACCCTGTGCTATGTACACATCCTTTAACCAATGCATAGCAGCTTTATAGCGTAATGGCTCATATTTATGCAATTTGACTAAGTTATCCTGTAGTTGTAAGGAATAAGGGCATAGGAAGCATCCTGTACGCTCGTAACCTCGCTCAGTATACGCTTTGGATAAAGGTACGTTATGCTCGCAGATAAAGTCCTCAATGTCTTTATCTGTCCAATCAATCAAAGGCATTTTTGTAATTAAACCATTTTTGTATCTAGTACAGGCTTTACCACCCTTTGCTATTCTGCTTTCTAGGTTTGTTTTACGTGTCCCCCCCTCAGCGGCTCGCTCACCCAGTAATTTGCCTAAAATGCCATTGATCTTATCGTACTTTTTAAATGAGTCTTTTTTGAGTATGTCACAGCATTTGTTGCTGACTTTGATGTCAAAATCTGGGTGTAATATATGCATGTCCTTATTGGCGATTTTTGTGCTTTTGTAACGTCCTGTATCATCACCCAGTAATTGTTGTAGATAAAAAGGATTGTCATTACGTTGCATTTTACCGATATTTTCTGATTTTAATTTTGATTTTATCGGTTTACCTTTGTTTTTTACAATCCAGTCAAACGGTCGTTTGGGATCTGGTCGGATAATCTGCACGTTGGAGTAATAGTTATCCTTTACCCATTGTACAAACTCAACTGTAGCGCCTAGCTCTATGCCAGTATTGCAAAATACAGCAGGTATGGCATTGGGTGGTAGTGTATATATCTCTTCGCACTTTTTTATAAGGGCGAGTATGACTGTGCTGTCTTTGCCTCCACTAAATGATACGTAGCACTTACCACCGGTATCGTTGTATAACGCTTCTATGCGCTCCATTGCCTTTACTATTTTTGTATTATCCGTGGTTATCTCTCTCCTTCCTCGTTATAAGCTGTTTCTAAGTTCTTCTATTTTCTTGTCGAGTTCCTCCTCACTAAATTCTGATTCAACTTTGATCAAGTCTTGATTATCCCACCATGCTGGTAGTTGTTTGCTCTCATGTTTTACGTTTACAGGCTGATTGAGGTATCCCTCAAACTTGGTGCCGAACAATGTTTCTGGCCGTAAATATTTGCACATCTCAGAATCTGTAAGCCATTCTGTACATTTTTTATCAATGACCGTTTTAAAGTCGTCGAAAGAAAAACCTTCGTTGTACCTCGCTTTTATTTTCTCCTTTGTCTTTGGAGTTTTATAGCGATACTGAGTTCCTGCTTTCTCGTTCAAATAGTCAATGATTTGTTTGTAAGGTATATTATCAATTTCTGCGTCCTTTTTACCATGAGGTACGTCGTCGGATTCGCGAGAATCAGACAATATATCTTTTTCTTTATCTTTATCTAACTCTATATCTATATCTTTTATTACGTTACTTTTTGTTACAGGTGTGTTACATTGTAACAATTTCTGTTTTTCTCGATGCTTTGCAACTCTTTGAGCTACTTCTGATGTTGAGCCAAAACGCCCCTGCATTTCTTGCATGTATATTTGATTATCGGATTCATCCGCAATCAAATTCCATTTACGCAGCATACCTAAAGTCAATTTAACAATGTATTCATCTTCGCTTATCTCTTCGGATATTTCCTGTTCAAAAGTCTCATAAATTCCGTCATAGATTAGCACTCCATTTGTTCTTAAACCAAGCAGCTGCATTTTTAGATAACACAGGCACATTTCCGCCCCAGAAGGAAGTTTCCTTAATGCTTTCTGCACCTTGTTTGTGAAATAATCTTCCTCCAGTTTCAAATAGTAGTAGCGTTTATTCTCTGCCAAATTACCACCTCAATCTATGTGTGCACAATCAGTCCTATAAATACCGCAATAATCACAGTCTCCAGGATACCATTCGCGAGCCCTCATTTCCTGAGCGCAATCTTCACACAATGGTTCGCCCGGGACGTGAGAGCAACTATCTTGTCCCATAGCATCTATATCTCTGCCGCAATTAACACAAATCATATCTAAGTCTCCTTTATCTCAATATCATATCTCTCCGCCATTAGGCGCCGTTTTAAGCGGTATACAGGCGTTTTTACTCCTTTGGCATCCTCCACTATCAGCTGACCGTTTCTGTCGTTATACATAAAGTCTGCTATGTATCTGATAGGCATACCGTACTTGCTCTTGGGTATTAACTGAAACGGCACCTGCAGGCGGAGGTTTGTTATCTCCCCTGCCTGCTCCAGTAGCCGTAATTCGCAATAACGAGAGGCTTCTCTTTTGCTATCGAATTTTATCCCGTCTATCTCCGTTTTAACAGCTCCGTATTTGCTCTTTTTGGGCTTTGTGGGAGGTGTTTGTACAGAGGTATACTTGCGTCCGTCTGGGTAGTTAATCATCAACCACCGAATTCCTCAAACCGTACAGCTTCCATTTTCTTTTTCACCGCATTCATTTTTGATTCAATACTTTCATAAGCGATTTTAAAGCGTTTTAGGTCACTTTCTTTTTTCGCCAGTGCAACTCTTTTATCTTTTACAAAATCACTTGCCAGCGCTTGGAAATAGATCATAGCAGGCGGTTTCCCTTCGTGCGTCTTTTCATATACATCCCTCTGCTTATATACCTGCAGGTTTTCTTCGTTGGATACGTCCGCTTTCATCACATTCACATCCTCATAAAGGCGTGCAATCATTTCCCCGATAAGATATAACTGATTTGCTAGATTTTCGATATTCCCTGCATACTGGCTGGGAGCGCAGGCATCTACTTCATAACTGCTTATGAGTACATCCAGTTGTTCCTTGATTTGTATATTCTCCCATTCCTTAATTCGAAAAGGATTGAACAGATATAAGCGTTCATTCATTTTCTGTACCTCAATTCCAATTCATCCCAATCTGGATAACATTTTTTCAGGTATTCCCTCATCGCGAATTTGAACCTCTTAGTGTGTGTCCCTTGGTCTGCCTGTTGATGGCATTTTACACATCCGCAAGCTAGATTTTGTGGTATTCCTAACCCTCCTGCTCCACGGGATATATAGTGGCAGATTTGAGGGGAAGAAAGGTATTTACCACACCAGATGCACTTGCTACCGTCCCGCTCTTTAACAGTCTGCCTCACCTTTGGTGATATGTCGCAGGCTTTAGAACGCTTCGATTTCGCCATTGGTGACTACCTTTATCTGTTCGACTTCCGGAGTAACTTCAGTAATCATATTATCTGATGTCACTCCTTTCTTAATGCTTAATCGTACATGCTCTTTTATCGGCGTTATTTTTACAAACTTTTTATGCATCGCAGGGAATTTCTTTTTAAATGCTTTTGTGTCGAATTTTTCAGATTCACCTTCCAGTACCAGCGAAATAGTGATGTTCTCATCCTTGTAACCGGTGATTCCTCTCTTTTTCATTTCTTGCAGAAGCTGATTTCTAAACTCCTTTTCTTGCTCTTGAATAGCTTCCATAGCCTCTTTAAATGCAATAATCTTTCTTTCTGCATCAATCGAAAGACTGTTATCAGTTTTCAATAATTTCATCCATTGTCCTCCTGTTCTAAAATGCTTTCATAGGTATCACATAGTTTTTCTATCTGATCTACATTTAACACGCTGATATCCTGTGTAGCGATACCAGCTGCCATCGTTATAAAGTCGTTATTTTCTTTGTTTCGAAAATCATATCCTTTTGCAGTCAGTTCTTTGCGCAATTTACCATACCATTCTGTCGCATCTTCGAGGCGTTCGTCCTTTTTGGGCTTCTGTATTTGCGATTTTCCGTTGATTTCCGATGCATCCCATGCCTCATCAGCATCAATCATCCCTCCGCAATCTTCCACGAAGGTTTCTCTCAGTGCTCTTACGAGCGCAACCTTTTCTACCATAGTTGCGCCTTTCGTAGCCCAGTTACTGTTGAGTTCTCCATTCTTTTTACGCTGTGCAACTTCATCAAATGATACTGTGATTTCCGTAGGATGACTAATATCTTTGCGATACACTTTTGCCCATCCGCCAACAAGCTGTTCATCATTTAAGCGGAATGTTCCTTTCCTGAAATCTATAGAGCCATCAGAAAGTTTCACTATGATGCCTTGCTCTCTTCCATCGTAATTCTGGTTCATGATGGCTCTTTTCAAGATAGCATCTTTTCCGACAACCATTTGCGCAGGCTGATTCCCGAATTTGATTAAATACGCCTCTTTTGTGAATGGATTGAGCTTTCTGACCTTACACAATTCCGAAAAGAATTTAAACTCCTGAATTGTAATCTCTCCTGCATCACTTCCTGCAATGAAATTCTGCACAATACTTGGAGTAAGTCTGATATTACTTCCTTCGACACTGTATTCAACAACAGCGATTTCGTCTTTATTTTCGTTCATTTGTTCCCCTCCTTACTTAAGTGTTTGATATATCCAATCAATGCTTTCAATTTCTGCGCTGCGTTTTCTTCATCTAAATAAACACGATGATTTTCGTTCGCATCCTTGCGTGTACTCCATTTGTCAAAGTAAATACATACGGATACACTGCTGACGTGTGGACTATAATTCACAAAAACATCGTGCCTTTTACATCCATATGCAGCTTGTATAAGCTCGCCCAATAATTTAGCTATTGTTTTCATTTTCTCTCCACTGCTGTATCCTTTCTTTCTTCCTCCTCGGCTTCCGCCCACAGGTCTGCCGCTTCCTCAGCTGACAGCTGCCACTCATCATCGTAGTGGTCTGGGTCCATGCGGTTATAGATGGTTTTCATAATGATTCTCCAGTAAAACAACTGGGTCGCATATAACTCCCATGCACAGCGTGTTGTACATACTGATAACCAGGTATATAGTTAATACTGCATGACCGATTACTATGTATTCCCACACATTACTTACCCAGTTCTTCGATTTCCTTTAGTGTTACACTGGATGGGTTCCACCCCCTCTACAAAGTGACATGCCTTGTCAAAATCCTTTGCTCTGATTTGTGTACGTGGCCGTGCGTCCATTGCGTTACAGATATCCCGATTGATTCCATGTCGTAAAGCTCCGCATTGCTGCTTCGTCCACTGATACTTGTACACTTCTTTCACAGCCTGCAGGCGCTTATTAACAAGGTTTCCGATATAGCCGTACTGTGTAGGGTCTATTCTTGCGTTTTTCTCCAGATGGGTTACACGTTCGTCAATTCTCTCGACCTTTGCTTTCTGGTTATGTGCTACCTCCACAAGCAAATCCAACTTTTCTTCCGGTGTTGATGGTAACCCATCTTTGATTTGCCGCTCCATTGCATTAAATGCCTGGATGTATTTGATTTTCCATTCATTGGCCAACTTTCCATTAAACCCCATGACCAGAAAGGTAAACCCATCTTTATTCATGAGATACATAGGATACTGCTTTCCTCTACTTTCGTAAGTGGTTTCGTAAAACCAGGATTTGGCGGCTGAATTTTCAGCCACGAGATTTTGAATAGACTGAATAACATTTTTATGCTGTTTGCCAAAATCCTCTGCAATCTGTAAGCTACTTACAACTGGTTGCTGATGATCGTTGTCGTATGTAATAATTATTTCTTTGTTCATATTGTCTCCTTTCTGACAATTATGTGATATGATTATATGTAATAAAGAAAGGGTGGTTAAAAATGTGTGATCCTATAAGTGATTCTTTGAAACTCATGCATGAAATTGCGCCGTCAGCTACAGAAAACGCTGTCGAAAATCTAACCGATGAGCCCACTAAATTTATCGGTAAAACGGTAACATCTTTCCTCAAAATAATATTTGAACCAATAAATATCTATGCTGAAAAGCTAGACTACAAGAGGAAAGAAAAACTTCTTAATTGGAAAGAATGCTCTAATGCAAATATTTTGGAAATAGAAGAGGACAAAAGAATAATTCCTCCTTTAGAAATAGCAGGTCCTATCATTGATGCTTCGCGTTATTATTTTGAAAACGACACACTTTCAAAAATGTTTTCAAATCTATTAGTTTCTGCCTGCAATGTAGATAAAATCAAATCTGTACATCCTGCTTACGTTAAAATTCTCGAGCAAATGTCTGCATTAGATGCGAAAATCATGAATTCATTCGACAAAAACGTTTCAAAGCCTATCGCTAAATATGTAATGGATATAGACTTAAAAGATAATCCTAAGTCTGATTTTGAAATAGCAACCAACGTGTTTTATATCGACCATGAATATGATGATATTGATGTTATGTCTGCGAGTATTACCAATCTTGAAAGACTAGGCTTATTAAAATTGGATTACTCTCATTGCTATTTAGAAAAAGACGCATATAAGATGTATGAAGAAGATCCGACTTACAAGAAATTTGCCAGTTCCAGAGTTTTACCAGAGCAAGTTGACACTTTCCAAACTCATACACAGCTTATTAAAGGAACCGCAGTTCCAACGCCTTTCGGTAACCAGTTCATTACTGCTTGTGTGAAAAAATGATTTCACTTATGTGGCTACAAAATTCATCAAACGTATTAGCCCATTTTTTATCATTGACTTTTAAATAATAAATACCTATGATGTTTCCTATCAATACGCTAACGATAACACTTCCTAGCCATGCAACTATCACGATTTCCATATCGTCACTCCCTTGCTTTTCGCATATGTATCCCTTATAATAAGATTGAATCTTTTTATAAGGGTTCTACGTTTAGATGCTCGTTCAGTTTGCCGACCGTGGAGCATCTTTTTTAATACTCTTTTTCTCATAGAGTAGTCCTTTCCTGCTTGCGTTTCTTTCGAGGATCAAATACATCCTCGCTGTAATATGTTTCATACCACGAGAGAGGTATTCTGCGTTCGTCGTAAAGTTCAACTTTACCAAATTCCTCTTCAAATTTCATTCGGCACTTCTGCTTGATATCGCATGCCTTAGCGTAACCGATATGATTCTCTGGATTACGTTCGTTGTGAATACGCTGAATGTCTTTAGCCGTCACATATCTTGCAATAGGCATAGTTTTCCTCCTTTCTAACGTGCATTGCCGTGTGTAGGCGTTCGGCAATTTGCGGCTTCCCGTCTGATTTGACCGCTTAAAAGCATGGCGATATCAAATTCCGAATAGTCATATCCGTTGTCCTGCAAAAATTTAATCAACTTGCATACTCGTTCGTTGCCATTCTGCTTGACAATTTCAAGGTATTCATTTGCTGTCATTTAATCACCTCCTAGCCTGCCATCATCAGTACAGGGAGGCTAACCCCTGTAGACCTTTAAATAGGTTTCGGCTTATGTTATAATTTTCTTTAGAAAGAAGGTAGTTTATGGATGTAATAAAAGATACAATAAATGCGGCTAATACAAAGCAGCACAAAGAAATAAGATATAAACTCCAGCCTATTTGTCCCAGGTGCAATACAGCTAGTAGAGGTGAAATTGTTTCCGCTTTTTATTCGGTTTCGACGAGATATAACAACAAGGCATATTTACTATATTTTTGCCCTGCATGTGATACATGTTATATGGTTGTTTATAGTTTAAACAGAACTTCAAGTGATGCTGATACAATTACTGATATTTTTCCTCTACCGAAAGCAGCAGCGGATAAATTTCCATCAGAAATCGAAGCGATATCAACCACATTTATTGATATATATCATCAAGCTCTAGAAGCTGAAAAGTTAAAGCTTAATCATTTGTGTGGTATTGGTTATCGAAAAGCAGTAGAATTTTTAATCAAAGATTACTGCTGTTACAAGAATTTCGACGACATTGATACAATTAAGAGTAAACCTCTCGGACAATGCATCAAAGATTACATCGAAAATGAGAAAATCAAAACATTAGCACTTGCTGCCACCTGGATAGGTAATGACGAAACACACTATGTAAGAAAACACGAGGATTACGATATAGAGCACCTTAAGGCTTTTATCAAGTCAATGATTGCTTACATCGAATACGAAACTGCCTATGAGGAAGCATTAACACTCACTTCATCCAAACAATCTATTTCGTCAAGTTCAAAAAGAAATTTCCCTTCCATATCCCAGTACTGATAAACATATCTAGCTGGGTCTTTTTCTGTCCCTTCTCCGCGTAATAGAGTTGTTATTACAACTTTTGTTATTTTAACTCCATCCAGTCTTCTGCATTCTCTTCTATCCTTCCTCACATTTTCACCTCCTTTGTGATTACAAGCACATTATATACCATTCGATTGGTATTGTCAACACATTATATAGATTTTTTTGTGCTTGCAATCACATAACTAAACTGATATAATCAGGATATGGAAAGGAGGCTATATGAAAGAGAGAATAAAGTTACTTCGGAAAACTTTAGGACTTACGCAAAGTGAGTTTGGTGAAAAAATAGGTGCAACAAGAGACGCTATTGCGGCTTACGAGCGTGGCGTTGCAGTAAAAGAGCCTATTATCAAACTGATTTGCAAAGAGTTTAATGTTGATTACTTCTGGCTCACTGAGGGTGCAGACGTTGACATGTTTATGAAACTACCAAATACGTTAATGGAAAAGTTATCAGAACGGTATAACTTAAACAAAAAAAGCCAGATGGTTTTGAAAACCTATCTGGAAGCACCGGATGACGAAAAGGAAGCAATCGAAAATTTTCTTACAACGTTGGCAGAAAATCTGCAAAAAGAAGGCAAGGAGTGATTTCCTTGCCTTTTTTAATTACTGATTCAATTTTATATGCAACAGTTCATAATACAACTCCCTTAATATACCTATCGACCGAATTTCCCTTACCATTTTTACGATATACCTTATGTAATAATCTTCTGTTTCCATGCTCTTTTCCTCCTATAAAATTGGTAATATTTTCTATAAGTTAATTATACACAATTTATTTTGTTTTTGTTAAAATCACATAATCTGTCCAGATATCCGGACACCCACCTATTTAAAATCGGACTCGAACAGGTCCGTTATTCGTATATCTAATGCTTTTGCAATTTGCTCCAGTTGCAGCAAAGTAGGTGAGTTTTTATTGTTCTCTTGGTCATTGAGCGCACTTTTACTTATGCCAGTCATTGAGGATAACTCTCTTAACGACACACCTTTCTTTACTCGCTGTTCGTTGATAAGGATTTTCATAACAATATTATATGCAAGTAAGTATTTTGTGATTCGCTATTAGGTGATATAATGTAATAAATAACAGTATGGAGGGAAATGAAA